GGCCCGTTTAAGATAGTGTTGTTGCGCCAACAAACTTGAGGTCACTGCATTGAGAGCGCCCGTTCCTGCATCGACCTGGTCCTGTGTGGCAAGGTATACGACCCCTAGCGAGCTGATGGTGGCCTCGGGATACCCGAAGCTTGCGTCTCCAATGGAAACCGAGCTCGGAGGCGCTCCAGTAATGATGATGTCCGCGGCGACGAGCGCTACGGAACTAGAGGACTTTGAGAAGATCTTAGTGGCCTGGCCGTAGATCGCAAAGAGGACTCCCGTGTCCGTATAGATTCCAATCTCAGTACAGTCATAAGAAGCACCGCTTTTGTCAGATGCTACGATGTGAATTGTTCCGTTTGCAAGTGGCGCAGTAGCATCCGGCGTGAGTCGCTTGACCTCGGTATTTAGCGAGGTGGCTGCGGACGTTGGAGCCGAACTCCAGGTACCTGACCCCAACCCTACTTGAGATAGGAATACGGGGCCGAGCGTTAGTGCTTGATGCCTGGCAATTTCGTTGCGCCCAGCATCCGTTATAGTAAGAGTAATAGCTGCCATGTTATTATAGCGAAATAATTGAGCCGGTGTTTGTTGTTAGGCGGTCCCCGTTCTGGTCTATCAAGGAATCGACCGGGTCAGGCATGTAGTTTGCGGTCGCCTCTAACCTCGTGAAAACTGTGATATAGGCGCCGCCACAGATGTTTACTCCCCCTTTGAAGCCGTTCACGTTTTGAACAATGATTAGTGTGCGAACTGGCTTCACTCGCTCAATTGCTGCAATAAGATCTGCCTGTACTGTGGCTGGGACCTCCGTGTCGGCAATCGTGATCGTCGCTGTGTAAGGGTCGCCCGTTGGGACGACGAGCGACTTGCCTGTGCTTGAGACGAGCTGCTTGCCGTCTTGCGACTGCATAGGGACAGTCTGCTCCCACCACTCTTGCGTTATGGCACCGATTTTTAGCGCGTTGACAAGTTGCGTGACTGAACCCACCGTCCCTTTATGCCGGTGCATTTCCAAACTGGCCGATATGACTGTGCGCTGGTAGTCCTCAGTCCATCCGTCCGGATTTGAATCGCTCTTTAACGAGCGCCATGCATCTACAGCGAAGGCCCACGCTAGCCAAGGCAGCAGTTCTACTGGGCACGCTTCGATGTTCCAAAGGTCCCGGATGGGTAGCGGCACCGAAGCGATTCTGGCGACACTGTTCGACAGCTCTCGCTCCTGTTTCGTGGCATTCGGCGGAAGGAGGTCCGTCATGGCTCTATGGTTCCGGGAGTTAAGTCGATCCCCGTACAGTTGCCGACCTGGTATTGGGAAATTTGAATGTCAGCAATTGGAGAGACTAGCTCTACTCTGCCGACGCCGGGTTGTTGAAGTGCAGCGTAAACGCCGGAGAGTGAGATTGTTCGGCCAATCTTCAGTGATGCAGCGACATAGGCCTCTGCTGCTGCCTGGCATGCCTGTAACACGGCTGCAGGATCTGGACCGGCGTATGTATGGATCGTTGCATTGATCGCATAGTTCACCAGCGAGACCGGCTGCACAGTCACATAGTCCGTCAGTGGGCGTACATCGTCGGCATTGAGCTCCTTATAGACAGCATCCAGCGTGGCTTGTACAGGAATGCCATTGCCAGCACGCGAGAGAATAGTGACAACTACACTGCCGGGAGACACGGTAGGTGGTCCGACGACTGACACATCCAGGACGTCGGCGATCTTAAGGGCATGGTACTTGTATGCGCCTACGGGACCGGCTGTGCTGAAACCATCGAGCGAAAGCTGGATACGTGACCTGTAGCTTGTGTCGTCTTCCAGGACCTCAGCCACTGGCGGAAACGCCGCCAGGTTCGCGGGCGTGATGATATTGCGTGACACGCCGAATATTGCGCCGAGTTGATCTAGATCGGTGCCTAGCGCGTAGGCTAGCATCACACCACGCGCGGCGTCGTTGACGCGTTGACGTACTAGCAGTTCGCGGTAAGCGCAGACCTCCAGGATTTTGTACGCGGGGTCA